AAATCTCCCCCAGATATCCTAGAATATATGAGAAGTTCCGATGGTGAAATACACGGTTGTAGTTGAAAATCACTTCCTCAAATCCTTATCCGCCGTGTAGTACGTCTTCCCTTTCATAACAAAACTATGAACCCTCGCATACCCCCACGCTTGTGGAGAGGCTCCCGGACGATGCCCGGTTCTCCACGCAGCGAGACCTCTATTGTACACCGTCTGGAGGGTCTTCAGTGGCACGCCAGTAGCCTTTGAGATTTCTGGGAGTGACTTGACATCCGGTCCGTATTTCTTCCTAAACTTTTGGGTGTAGGAGGAAGTCTTGGTCTTTATTCCCACATCTGTTTTGAACTTGGTGTAGTCCCTCTTGAGCATCTTCTTGTAACGAGTTTCAACCTCCTTGAGAGTCCCAAGCCCCCTGAAATATTTGAGAGGTGCGTAGATTTTACCTTTGGTTCGGCGCAGTTCACCAACTTTCTTAGTAATCTGAGCATCGGTGAGTGCCATCTTATTTAGTACTGAGAATTCTTTTCACGTGTTCGAAAAGTGTTTCATCTTTGTGAGATTCAGGGAATGTTTTGAAGTACAATTCATTCGTGGTTGTACCATTTTGTTTCACGTGTATCAAGTAAATCAATAAAATGATTGTATTAAAAAGTAAATCGGGTATGTTAAACAGGGATCTTTCTGGGTTCTTTATATAAGCGAGATATGTGAAGAAGAATTCGAGACTGAGAATAAATATCTTTTTTGTCCAGTGGTACTCTCGACTGAACCTGTATAGAATTAGATAAGAAGCGATAATGGCTGCAAATATCATAGGTAATAGAGGTGAGTAACTGATCACGTCAAACCAGTATAATGTGGACAGAGCCCACAACCACCAACTGAAAACAAGAGTCTTGTTTTTCATCTTATTTAGACTTGAGATATTTTATAGCCACCTCGATGCTTGGGTATATTTTCTGTCCAAATCTAACCTTTCCGGTTCTGGGATTATAGTACCCCGTATGTCCATTGAAAACTGCCTTGTGAATATCAACACCCATATAAAAAATACAATATTATTTTAGTAAATCAAGATGGGTCTTTCGATTATTATGGGAAATATGTTTTCAGGTAAAACTTCAGAACTCATACGCCGACTTAAGCGCTTGAAAGTCATAGGCAAGAACATCCTCGTCGTCAACTCGGCAAAAGATACGAGGTCTCCCGATGAAGTTTTGAAAACCCATGATAATGTCAAGTTTAACTGCCACAAAGTGTACGACCTATTTGACATCATGGACGTTGACGAGTTTTATGACGCCGACATCATAGCCATAGACGAAGCTCAATTTTTTCCAAGACTTAAAAAGTTTGTCGAGTGTTGTCTTCTCTCTGAAAAGAGTATCATTTTGGCTGGTCTCGACGCCGACTCGTTTCAGAGGAAGTTTGGTGAACTTATCGATTGTATTCCACTCGCATGTGAGGTGACTAAATTGTCAGCCCTCTGTATGTGTTGTAACGATGGAACCCCTGGACCTTTCACGAAAAGGACGGTTGATGATACACGCCTCGAACTCATCGGCGGAAGTGATATGTATGCGGCTGTGTGTCGGAAACATCTTTGATTATGACGTAGTGTGGTGTTGTGTTAATAAATGAACTCGAACGTAATCGCTTTATCTCACAATCACCACCGAGAATCGCACACCACTCCGTTGGTGTCTTCATATGTTCTATAGTGTGCATCGGTTGGTGAAAAAATAAATAGTGCACCTTCGCTACAAGTTTTTGATAAAATGATGTGGGCATGTCTTCCACGATGATTAGTTTATTTCGAGTGACTCGAGTCAACTCATTCAATATGTTTTCGTTGTGGGGTATGTGGTGTAAAACGAACATCGATACGACAACATCAAATGAATTATCATCGTATGGTAGTTTATATCCATCGTACACGTCTGCTCCATCACAACTTTTCTGTATATCGATACTCGTGACATTATTACGAGTACCTATATATTTAGAAAGTTCGCACTTACCAGCACCAAAATCTAAGACCTCGGCACCTTTTGGTATGTACTCTATGAGTTCATCAAAGTATTTATCTCGATTCATGATGTCTATGTAGATGAGTACAAAAATGAAAATGACGAGAAGTACTACTATCATATTTTAGGTTTACATTTTAAAATCTTTTGACATCTAAAATCAATGAAACTCGTCTGTCCGGTCCAGTCTTCACGAGTTCGTGATATCTCCCATGGTCGAAAAGAAAGTCTTCACCCTCTTTGTGAATATGTGTTCCTCCATCAGTATACAAAACACAATCACCACCACCCTGTATAGTGAGATGATACCTAAGGAGTTCGTTCGATTCTGCTCTGTGGGGTGCTAAGACCATGGGTCCTTCGATGACAGCGAAAGACGCACCCTCACATGGTATTTGGTTGATGAGACTTTTCAAAAGAGGAAAATCTTCGGCTCTGTAGAAATAGTATCCCTCGTTCTTTTCGAACCATGGACTCGTGTCGTGATACCAAGTTTTTTGTAGAGTTGGTGAAACTTGTTCAAACTCCTCACGTATCTTTCTATAGTGAAGTTTTATGAGAAGAAGCCCAGGGTAGTTTTTGACATCAAATTCTTTAAAACAATGTATCATATCCCTGAAAGTATTTTGTATACCAAGGAGAGGTCGCTGAGGATTCGTAAAGTATAGACGGTCTATGGGCAACTTGGCAAAATCATAGAGAATCATGAACATAGGTATGAAAGCAAATCTCCACATTATTTTCTCAGCATAAAATAAAAATGCCTGGTTACCCCAAGTCTATGTACGTCGAGCCCGCTCCTACCGCTGAGGTCAAGACCGTTGAGTCTCGATTCAAGATGCCCGCTATTCCCCAGCTTACCATCGTCCAGATCATTCTGGTCGCCACGATCGCCATCTATGCCTGGACCTCGCGCAAGATGAACGGTATGGTTGTCGCCACCATTGCTCTCACCATTGGTCTTCTTCACATGTATGACCATCTTTACCGTGTGAAGCGCGGTCCCGAGCGTCTCTTCTTCCTTCCCCAAGCCAAGAAGGAGGAGTACGGTTGCATGGGCTGCAAGTAAATTTTGTTAGTAAATTGTAAGTATGCGCGTCAAGATAACTCGTAGCCCTAATCCTCTCAAGAAGTTCAGGGCGACCCTCGAAGACGGCAGGACTGTTGATTTTGGTGCCAGAGGTTATTCCGACTACACTAAACACAAGAGTCCTTCACGTATGCGTTCCTATGTCCTCCGACATGGAGGTAGGATACCCAAAAGCACGATAGCTGAGCGAGATCCCAAAAAGATTCAGGATAAGATGCTAAGCATCGATGGGAGTGACAAAGAGAATTGGAAAATGAGCGGTATCGGCGGGGCTGGTTTCTGGTCCCGTTGGTACCTCTGGAGTTTTCCTACGTTCCAGGGTGTAGAGAAGTTTATGTCGAAACGGTTTGGTATTACCTTTCTATGAACTTTTGAAATTCATCGTCAGTCGCCATACACACTTCCAAAGCACCATCTAACTCCTGTTTTGGAAAGTCATCGTCTAGTCCAACCGCACTTTCCCATACCTCATGTTTACGTTTTGAACCACTAAGTGTAAATATGTCATCTGGATAAGCAGATAGAGTATCCTTGAACTTGTTACTTTCACGAGTACCATCTAACAATTCATTTACCTTCTTACATGTATCGGAATCACGAAGTTCCTGCATGTATTTTTTCAACACATCCATCATTTTTTGGCGTTCTTCCGCAGATAAATCCGCGCCACCCGGTCCACCCTTTTCGAATTCCTTCGTTTCTTTCTTTCTCTTTTCGGTCAAGACCTTTAAATCATCTACAATCTTCTTCCATTCCGTAGCGTTCATTTCCTTTAAGAAATTGGGTTCAGTTCCTGGGATAAATCCACCAAACCAACCCCCTGCAGCGGATAAAGAAGAACAGCAGCAAAGTCCTAAGACGACGCCAATAGCAGCCATATTATAATGTACGTAGATTATAATATGGGTGAAGTAATTCTTATGGCCTGTGCCTTCTCATCTCTCATAAGTTCGGTGGGAGGTGGAATCTATTTCTTCTTACAGGAGAAAGAAAATAGTAGAAAAGAGGAAATCATCACCGAAAAGAAAGCAGCACCTTACGTTACCGCGTACTTCGAATGTGATTATAAAGGTGAAAACC